CCTTACTTTAGTGTATAGGGATTTCAAACGGGTGCTTCGGTTTATGGGCTTGGCTGGCCTGTTTGCCGCGGACGGTTTTGATGTCCTCTTCCCTGAGGAGCCGGATGTCATGTCACAGGATGACATTACTTTCTTGAACAATAGCATTCGTGAGCAACGTGAACGTATCAGAGGAGGAGGGGAGCTTGCTTCCTCCTTATCCTCGATCTGGATTCCAAAACTCGTTCAGTTGACCCGGCGTCGTGCCTTGAAGTTCATTGATTCTTTGGATAAGGTCCGCCTTCCAGAATTTATCGGTTCGCTTTATAAGCCTGCCGATATTGAGATGATTACTTCGTCCTACCAGTTTCTTGAAGATGCTGGTATTTCTACACTCCCTGGGTTTAAGGAGTCTTTTGGCGACCCTTGTGATTCACAATATCTCGCCGAGTGGGGTTCTTGGAAGAACTGGCTGTTATCCAGTTCTAACTTTGCCATGGGATTCTTTGTCCCTGATCTTGCTTTGCAACCTTGGCTTCCGGATATTGAGTTCGATCCTGAAACTCCTGGTTACAAACATACCTCTGCCTTTACTGGAGTTCTTGAAGAACTTCGTTCTACTGCCAGGTATTGGACTGGCCAAGAAAAGAACACCGTTTCCGACGGGTTCGATGAAGTTCTTGATGGCATGTGGCAGGCCGTGCGTCCTCAGTATGCCAATTCGAAATTGGCTACTTTTAGCGAAATTTATTCTAAGTGGGTCAAGAAGTTTAATTTCGCTTTTGGGGTGGGTAAGTTTAATAGCTCGGGGAAGGTTCGTCAGTCTACCCGTCAACAGGTCATTGACTCTGTTGGTGGTAAGAAGGACTTCCTTAAGATCTGGGCTGATGTTTTCAGGCATAATGTCTCCCTTGCTATTCCTTCTCCTGTTTTTACAAAGTTTGAGACTTTAAAGTTGAAAAAGTTCGCCGCTCGCGCAGTGCGCACGGTTGTTGGGTCTTCCTTCGATGAGTATGTCCGGGCTACTGTATTCAATTACAAGCCCAATCATAACTATAAGATTTGGGAAACCCCTGCCAAAATTGGCATGCCAATCAATGGGGCGAACTTTGACAAGTTATGGACTTCTCTTCTTGGACGTGACCGGATTTTCGCTGGCGATATGACTGCGTTTGATTCTACGCAATCACCTCTTGTTGTCAAGATGTGTGCTGAGATCCGTAAGAAGGGTTATACCCTTCATAAGGATCACACCCGCATCTGTACCTTAATAGATATCACCTATGACAAGTTGATTAACACCCCTTTGGGTTTTAAAAACTTTGGTGATATTGGCTTTAAGGCGCAAGGGCCTTCAACCGGTCATTCTAGCACTGGTGCTGATAATTCCTTGATGCTAGACATCAATTATCTTTTTGCCTGGAGGCAAGTTACTGGACTTAGGTGTCGTGAGTTTTTCAATTTTAATACATTGGCTAACTTGGGCGACGACCATGTCTTGGGTTATGATCCCGTTTTCGGATGGTGCCCTGAAGCGGCTATGGTCGCCATGGCCCGCCTTGGCACTATCATGCGGGATGAAGCTCCTGGTGTCCATTCCTTACCTACGACTGACGCCGTGCCTCCTCCTGGAGGATGGAGGCATTCTCCTTTTGGGTTTCTGGCTAAACATCCGTTACCCCTTACGGCTGATATTAAGGCGGAGCTTGTGGCTGCTGGTGTTAAGATCCCTCTGAACTTTGCCACTTGCCATTCTAGAGCTCGTCTTGTAGGTAAAATTAAAGGGCAGGTCCTTGCTAAGAATGCCAGGAATTCTTATCGTTCCTATCGTGTTCTTCTTTCGTATATTGATTATACTTTTCACCACAAGGATCTCTATGACATCCTTCAGGCACAGGCTGCCTTGCATTATAAACGGTTTTATGACGACTGGAAGAAGATGGGCCTTTCCGATAAGGCTGTTCCGGTTGCCCCTTCCTATAATCAGGTCATTCGGAAGTGGTATTCCAAGTCCGTAACTTATGAAGCTGAGGCTATCCCTGAGGATGTTGACGTCCTTGACGGTGCTGAGGTCATTACTGACAATGGAGCTAAGTATGTTAGGATTGTAACCAACCCTGATCCCCTTGGCGTTTTTGTCCGTTGGGTGAGTGACTTTCCGACAATGTTGTCACCCCGGTATTCAAATTGCCGGTGGGCTGACTGGCTTCAGAAAAGTCTTGCCACCTATATGTCTTGGCCCCTCACCTTTTTGGCCATCTCCAATGGGATGCATGCTGACCCGTATGCCGCTCGTAAGTTGATCTCTCGGACGCCTTATGCTTTCTTACGCTCTGAGAGTATTCCTCTTGTGTCTATCCATGATGAACCCTATGGTGTCTTATGGACTAGGCATGTACTTTACAACCTTTTAATGCGTTCTTATTCGAAGAAAAGGGGTATTTCTATTTTAGACTTTCTTAGGGCGATTGAACACTTTTGGGTAAATTTGATTTACCTTTTTACTGGGAGGGTCATTTCTGTTGTCATTGAACTTGATGTTCATGTCATCGAGACCTTCTTAGTATTTCTTTTATCTTATGTCAATTTCGTCCTCCCCTTTTCTTGGATCAGTGATCCTTTTGTTGGCGATATTCCTTCTCCGACAACGCTTGCTGCGCATTTTATGTCGGTTTTCCTTAAGGCTCTCCTCCCTTCAGGTTCTATCGATTATCAGGCATTTGATGCTTGTATCGGTCGGTTGCTTGCTTATTCTAAGCCCCCTAGATTCCTGATCTCGGCTCCTACCGGGGTTGGGAAGTCTACTAGGATGATGGTTCGACTTGTCGACCAATCTCGACGGAGGGTTGTTGTCATCACTCCCCGCCACTTAGTCGCCAAATCTGTCGGGCTTTATATGCAGGAAACTTTTCCTGAGGTTGCTGTTGGTATTTCTACGGAAGGCTTTAAGTCTAGAGCTCATGACAAGCTCGTTTACACCACCGTCCAATCCTTCTTCTTGAATCCTATGTTGAGGTTTGATACTTCTACTATTTTTGTTTTAGACGAGGCTCATATTCTTGAGCCAGCTTATTTGGTGGTTCGAAATTTCCTTTCTTCTTGTCCGAATCCGGTCTTTTATATGACCGCTACCCCTCCGGAGGGGCTCGAGGC